GTATTATATTAATAATGGCGTTAGTAATTAGTTTATCAAATAGACCAAAAGTACCTAATACTATACAAGACTATAAACTACAACATCAAATTGATAGTTTAAATACAGTAATAGATGATAACGCTAATACACGGGTAAAGCTTAATTTACAAATCGATTCACTAAACAATTCAATTGCTCGTATAGAAACAAGCGTTGCCAGAAAACAAAAAGAAATACAACAATTACGGGAGAAATATGAAGAAACAATTGATCATGTTAATAGCTTTTCTAATGATGACATTAACAGCTATTTCACAAAAAGATATTCTAAGTGATAGTTTAATTTGTCTGCCGTCAGGTACGATGAAAGAAATTATTTTAGATTTAGAGTCCGGCGACCTAGCCAGACGAGAAATTGCACTTGTTTATAGTATCAATATAGATTTAAGTAATACAATTGCCTTAAAAAATTCTATTATACTAAATCATCAGAAAAAAGAAACTACGTATATAACGGATATCAATTCATATAAACTAGTTATCGATGCTAAAAATACACAAATTGAATTAGCAAAAGCTGAAGCTAAAAAGTATCGTAGACAGCGCAATGGAGTACTTATTGGCGGATCTGCACTTATAATTGCACTTCCTACATTAATTCTTGTTTTTACGTTATAAATTTTATATATTAAAGAGTTATGTCTAAATCACTAAAAGAAATTATAGCAGACGAGTATAAAAAATGTGCAGCCGACCCTGTACATTTCATGCGTAAGTATTGCATAATTCAACACCCTACGAAAGGAAAGATGTATTTTAATTTATATCCTTTCCAAGAAGATACATTACACGATTTACGTGATAATCGATATAACATTATTCTTAAGTCACGCCAATTGGGTATATCAACTCTAACAGCTGGTTATGCCCTATGGGCTATGTTATTTAAGAATGACTATAACGTTCTAGTTATTGCTACTACTCAAGACGTTGCTAAAAACTTAGTAACAAAGGTAAGGGTAATGCATGATAATTTACCGGCCTGGCTAAAAGGTAAATCAATTGAAGATAATAAATTATCATTACGTTTTAAAAACGGGTCGCAAATCAAAGCCGTTTCTAGTGCAGGAACATCAGGTCGTTCCGAAGCATTGTCGCTATTGGTAATTGATGAAGCTGCGTTTATTAAAGGTATTGATGAAATATGGACATCAGCTCAACAAACATTGGCAACGGGTGGAGGTGCTATTATATTATCTACACCTAACGGTACTGGTAACTTATTCCATAAACTGTGGGTAGATGCTGAAGCCGGAGGACAATTTAATCCAATTAAGCTACACTGGACAGTTCACCCAGATCGTGATGAGACATGGCGTGAAGAACAAACTCGATTGTTAGGGGATAAGGAAGCAGCGCAAGAATGTGATTGTGACTTTATATCATCCGGGCATACAGTAGTTGACGGTCCTATTATACAATGGTATGAACAGACATATGTTACAGATCCGGTAGAAAAGAGAGGGTTTGATAGCAACTATTGGATATGGGAATATCCTAATTACAGTAAAAGTTATGCAGTAGTAGCTGACGTTGCTCGAGGCGATGGCGCCGATAACTCTGCGTTTCATGTTATTGAAATAGATACAATGACGCAGGTAGCAGAATACCGTGGAAAGATAGGTACTACTGATTACGGTAATATGTTAATAACAGTAGCTACAGAATATAATAATGCTCTACTAGTAATAGAAAATGCAAACATAGGATGGGCAGTATTACAAGTTGCAATTGATCGTAACTATGAAAACTTATATTATTCTTATCGTCAAGATGCGTATATAGATGAAGAAGTTCATTTAGCAAAGGGATATGACTTAAAATCTAAGGGAGATAAAGTTCCTGGATTTTCAACTACATCAAAGACAAGACCATTAATGATATCTAAATTAGAAACGTATTTTAGAGAAAAAGGTCCTATTGTTAAAAGTAAAAGATTGACAGATGAACTATATGTGTTCATTTGGAATGGTAGTCGTGCAGAAGCTCAACGAGGTTACAATGATGACTTAGTAATGTCATTTGCAATTGCATTATGGGTACGTGATACTGCATTACGTTTACGTCAACAAGGAATAGATTTATCTAGAAGATCGTTAGGCCATTTTGGAAAAGTTAATAGTGTATATTCATCTAAAAATTCATCAAATGGTACATGGGACTGGAACGGAGATAAAGACGGTCTTAAATGGTTATTATGATATTTATATAAAAACATAAAGTATGGCAGACACTTCATTATCGAATCGACTAAAACGTTTATTTTCAACAAACGTAGTTGTTAGGCGAATAGCTAAAAATAGATTAAAAGTAATTGATACTAACAGACTTCAATCGTCTGGCGCGTTATCAAGTAATAGATATATAGATCGATTTGCTGGATTACAACGTGGCCAATCGTATGGTACGTATAATCAATCATATACATTTCATACATCTAAATTAGAATTATTTTCTGACTATGAAGTAATGGATATGGATCCAATCCTATCATCAGCATTAGATATTTACGCAGATGAATCTACAGTAAAAGATGCTGATGGAGATACATTGACTATTCGTACACCTAATAATGAAGTATATAAAGTATTACGTAATTTATTCTATGATATTCTTAATATAGATTATAATTTATGGCCATGGATTCGTAATGCATGTAAATACGGAGATTTCTTTTTGTATTTAGATATTGAGGATGAATTAGGTATTATTAACGTAGTACCACTTTCGGCATATGAAGTACGTCGTGAAGAAGGATTTGATCCGGATAATCCATATGCATGTAGATTTGTGTTTGAGGGTAGTCATACATTGTATGCAGCCGGACGCACTAAAACAGAAAAAGCTCCGTTAGAAAATTATCAAGTAGCACACTTCCGTTTATTATCAGATACAAATTTCTTACCATATGGTAAGTCGATGATTGAACCAGCACGTAAAATATTTAAACAATTGACGTTAATGGAAGATGCGATGTTAATTCATCGTATTATGCGCGCACCAGAAAGACGTATTTTTAAAATAGATGTCGGTAACTTGCCGCCTGCAGAAGTAGACGCACACGTAGATGCTATTATACAGAAGATGAAAAAGATTCCATATATGGATGAAACTACAGGTCAATATAATCTTAAATTTAATATGCAAAACATGTTAGAAGATTATTTTTTACCGGTACGCGGGGGAGAATCTGGAACTTCAATTGAGTCGTTACCTGGATTAAGTAATGACGGCCAAATTGATGATATTGAATACTTAAGAAATAAAATGCATGCTGCATTAAAAATTCCAAAAGCATTCTTAGGATATGATGAAGGCGTCGAAGGTAAAGCTACATTAGCAGCAGAAGATGTACGTTTTGCAAGAACAATAGAACGTATACAAAAGATATTTGTATCAGAGTTAACAAAGATTGCAATTGTACATTTATATGCACAAGGATTTGAAGATGAAGACTTAACTAATTTTAGTTTAACATTAACTAATCCGTCATTAATTTATGAAAAACAAAAATTAGAAACATTAGCTAGTAAAGTAGATTTAGCTGGTAACCTTAAAGAATCTAAAATGTTTTCTGAGAAATGGATTTATGAAAACATATATGGACTAACTCAACAAGAATGGCAAACCGAACAAGCGCAAGTGATTGAAGATCTTAAACAAGATTTCCGTAAAGAACAAATTACTAGCGAAGGAAATGACCCTGTTAAAACTAATATGAGTTTTGGCACGCCACATGATATCGCTAGTATGCATGTAGCTAATAAAATAGATGATTTACCTATAGAACAAGAGCATGTAGCCGGACCGGGCCGACCTAAAGACGCTAGTACATGGGGTAAACATTCTAGTCCCCATGGCAGAGATCCGTTAGGGGCTAAAGAATTATCTACGACATTCAATACAGATAAATCACCATTGCAACATAATTTCAAAGGTGGCTCTCCGTTAAGTACAGAAAATATTATATCTAAAAATTTATTAGACTCATTAAAAACTAAATTTAAATCGGCAAAAGTACTTAAACAGACACTTAACGAAGACGTACAAGATCAGGACGCAGGTACAATGTTAGATGAACGCCAATTATTAGATTAATAGTTTGTCAGTTGCCACATATTTATTAAAAATATACGTACTAACAGGACGCATTTAATGAAACGAATTAAACATTCAAAAGTAAAAAACACCGGTTTGATATTCGAACTATTGGTAAGACAAGTAGCATCGGATACAATGAATAACCGTGATTCTAAAGCATTACGTATTATTAAAAGGAATTTTAAACCAAATTCTCTTTTAGGTCACGAACTTAAGTTATATCGTTCATTACACGAAGAAAAATTTAATAATACTAAAGCAGATTTATTTGTATCTGCAGTTATAACAGCACGTAAGGCTATTAATGAAACGGCATTAAAACGTGAAAAATATAATTTAATTAAAGAAATTCGCTCTATATGTGATATTGAAGAATTTTTTAAGGCGCGAGTTAGTAATTATAAATTACATGCTGCTGCATTTAAATTATTTGAATATGCCGAAGCTGA